CGACACGCGGGGACCTGCTCGTCGGCACCAGTGGTGCTGTGACCGGCGCACGACTTGCCAAAGGCAGTTCAGGGAATGTCCTGACGATGGCTGACGGTAATGATATCGGATGGGCGGCGGCGTCTGGAGGCGGTAAGATTGTTCAGGTGCTTGGCACAACCTATGCAACGGCGGCATCATCGTCGAGTTCAACGTATGCGGAATCTGGATTATCATTGGCGATTACCTTGGCGGATGATTCCAATAAGTGTATTGTCCTCTGTCAGATGGGCGGCGTGGGCAAGGATGCCTCAAACACAAAATGCCAACTCAAGTTGCTCAGGGCCATTGATGGCGGCGCGGAAACAACAATCGGAGTCGAGCCGAACGCTGCGTATAACGCAGCCACATCAGCATTAAATTCAGGTAACGGTGCAGGGTGGGCGATCTTGGATTCCCCTGCAACCGCAGCCGAAATTACTTACCATGTTGAGTTCGCAAGTCAGAACGACGCTGCTGTGGCGTACTGTCAAACAAACAGTGCAACAAGTTCCATTACTTTGATCGAGGTGGACGCATGAGCCTAATAAAAGCAATTTTATGGAAAGACCCGTCGGCTCGATGTGTCACTAGTGGCTCCGGCGACGACGAGAAGATTGTCCGATGGGAAGGACCCGGACGTCAGCCGTCGGCCAGTAAATTGGCGCAATGTGTCACGGACTATCACGCCGCAGGGATTGAACAGGAACAGGAGGCGGCAGAGCAACTGGAGAGCAATGTGGCTATTCAGGCGCTGATTGGGGAAGTGGCATCCCAACTCGGACTGAGCCAGGATGAATTTCGTGGCTTGGTAAAAGACCGGGTGAAGTCGATTCTGCAAGGTGGATTATGAGTCTGGCCGCGCCGATAGCTGAACGCATCTTTGACGCCAACGGCGAAGTTCTACTCTTCGATGTCAGAGGATTAGGAGCAGTCGGGTTGCAACTGTCCGGCACCTTTACTCTTACGGTGCAATTTGAAGCGACGGTGGATGGCGAAACCTTCGTGGCGCTGAATATGCTCCCTTCGAATAGTGCGACGGCAGTCTCTTCCACTACTGCGGCGGGTGCGTGGAGAGCGAATGTCGCCGGGTATCGCCTGGTTCGTGCGAGAGTCAGCGCCTTTACTTCAGGCAGCGCGAACGCGACATTTCTGGCCGCGAGTACCGGAGGCGCACACTAATGCCCAGTGCGAACGACTTCGCTACCCGCGCACTACAGTCTATCGGGGTTGCAGATGCGATTGATACCATCTCCAGTGAAGATGCCGCACTCGCGCTCAACGTCCTGAACGAGTGGATCGACCAGCTAGGGATTCAGCGTAACACCATTTACACGGTGAAGCGTCAGACACACACCTTGGCGAGTGGAACATCCAGCTATACGATTGGTAGCGGGGGGACCATTAACGTCGCCCGTCCGATCTGGATCGAGAACGTCGGCCTGATTCTGGATACAGGGTCAAGCACGCCGGTCGAGGCGCCACGCCAACTCTTTACGGACGACGAGTATGCCGGCATTGCCGAAAAGACATTACAGTCCGGCTTAATCCAGGGTATCTGGTTTGACCATGACTGGGCCTCGGGACTGGGGAATATTTCCGTCTGGCCGATACCAAATGTCGCCACCACGCAGCTTGTGCTGTATCTCCCGACCCCGCTTACGGAGTTTGCTGATCTCTCAACGGCCTATGAGTTCCCGCCGGGATACGGACGGGCTATTCGGAGCAATCTGGCCGTCGAATTGGCTCCCTTTTATGGGATACCTGTCTCGCCGGACCTCCGCCAGCAAGCATCGAGTTCGATGCTACGCATTAAACGTGCGAATGTGCGGATACGCGAGGTGCAGATTGATCCGTCACTGACGCGACGAAGCCGGACGATGACGAACAGTCAGTTTCGAGGAGGGTTGTTCTAATGCCGTCGTATCCCGGCTTCTGTGGTCCGTCCTACGCATCGCAAAGCCCACTGGCGCGTCCCGAGCGCTGCATGAACTTCTATCCCGAGCGCCTGGAAGTCGACGAATACCAGCAGGTCGTGCTGTATCCGACGCCGGGACTCGAAACCTTCTCTGAATCCACCTCGGGTCCATGTCGCGGGCTGTTTGCCCAGAACGGGCGCTGCTTTACGGTGATGGCGAACACGCTCTATGAGATGAACGCGGCGGGCACCTTTACGAGCCTGGGCACCGTGGCGGGAGACAGCAACCCAGCCACCTTCGCCACAAATGGTGACGGAGGCGACGAACTCTTTGTGACCTCGGGCAACGAGGGCTATCTCTACAATCTCACGACCGGGGTATTTAGCAATCCCGTCAGCGATGTCACAATGGGGGGAATGCTCGACGGCTACTTCGTGGCCCTTGACCAGGCCACCTCGACTTTTAAGATTTCCGACTTACTCGATGGCACAACCTGGCAGAGCACCCAGATTTTACAGCGCAACGCCGCCCCCGACACCTGGCAGGCGATGCTGGTAAAGAACCCGATTGTGTTTCTCTTTGGTAGCGAGACGACCGAAGCCATCTACAACGCCGGCAGCGCCCCGTTTCCCTTTGCGCCCGACCGGAATGTCATTATTCCCTTCGGAATCGCGGCGCCGTTTTCCGCGCAGACCATCGGGACGCAGGCGCTCTGGCTCACGGAAACCAAGGATGGCAGTCGCCAGGTGGTGTCGATGACCGGCTACAATACGGAGCGCGTCAGCACCCACGCGGTGGAGTTTGCCCTGTCCACCTACGACAATGTCGACGATGCCGTGGCCTATACCTATCAGGACCAGGGCCACCTGTTCTATACGATTAACTTTCCCTCCGCGAATGCGACCTGGGTCTATGACCTCAGCATGGGGATGTGGCATGAGCGCGGGCAGTGGAACGCTGACGCGATGGAATATGAAGTCTGGGGACCGGAGTATCACGCCTATGCGTTTGACAAGCATTTGGTGGGCGACCCCTGCAACGGAATCCTCTACAATATGAGTACCAACGTGTTCACGGATGTCGATGGGAAGGGCCTGCGCCGTCAACGCATTCCCCCTATTTTGCAAAGTGAACAGACGCGGATCTTTCTCGACCGGTTCCAGTTGCATGTGGATGTCGGCATTGGTCTTCAGGGGGCTACACGCAATGCGGATGATCCTCCTGTTGTGACGTCATCGGACCAGGGCTATGACCCGCAGATTATGCTACAACTCAGTCGGGATGGGGGCATTACGTGGGGAGCAGAACGCTGGCGGAGTGCGGGAAAAATGGGCGAGTATTTACACCGGGCGCAGTGGTGGCGTTTGGGCAGTGGTCGGAATTTATTGCCCTCGATTACCATGACCGACCCCGTACCCTGGAGAATTTTAGATGCGTATATTAACGTCAAGGGCGGCGCGCACTAGTGGCGCTGACCGCACCGATTCCCGCCTCGTCGCCGCTGGTCGAGACGGAACGGGACCCCACCACCGGACAGCAGACGCCGACCGGGGTGATCGCCAATGCGTGGTACGAGTATTTTCACCAGGCGCAGGACCGGCTGAATGCGGGCCCCGATACCCTGGCGACGGTCTTCGACGCGGTCACCGACCAGTCCGCTGCGATTGGGACGACGACGATTCCGTTACCGAAACTTTCGGCGGGACTCTATCGGGTCACGACATATGCACGGATTACGCGCGCGGCCTCTACCAGCAGTTCCCTGACCGTCACCCTGGGGTGGACGGATGGGACGGTGGGGTGCATACATACTGGCGCCGCGATTACTGGGAATACGACGACGAGGAATCAGAGTCTGAGTGTGATGATACGGTGTGACAACGCAACAACAATAACCTATAGCACGGCGTATGCCAGTTCGGGAGGCACCGCCATGCAGTATCGGCTCGACATCGCGGTCGAGGAACTCCCGACATAGCGAGGAGCAAGAGATGGGCGTTAATGATCAGTATCAAGGGGCAACAGGTGGTGGCGTCAACTGGAACGTCTTTGGCGATGAGGGGTTTGGGAACCCTGGGATGCTGGCGTCGACACCGATTGATCCCGCTGGTGAGATCGGAATGGAGACAGGACTGCCACGCGCGTGGGCCATGGGCCTCGGCGGTGATGAGGACGGTGAGGACGGGAACTGGTGGGACTTCCTCACAGACATCCCCTATGGGAAGATTTTTGAACACGGTGCGGGACCGGCTGCGAACCTGTATGGGTCGGTCAAAGCCGCCCAGATCGCCTCAGATGCCCAGAAGCGCGCCCTTGAAGAGGCACGACGCTGGCGTGAGGCGGAGTGGACGCTAGCGGACCAGACGCGCGCCGAACGCACCGAGCCGATGGAGGCGTATAACGCCCTCGTGCAGGACAAGATCAACCGCGCGAACTCGCGCAATCTGGCCTTTCAGACCATGGCCGGAAACTTTATGGCGGAACACGCCTTTCCCGGCATGGATATGCAGTTTGACAAGTATCTGCCGCCGGACCTGCCAGTGTCGATGCAGAGCACGGCAGCCCGTGAAC